GAGAAGAGTACGAAAAATGGCTTGATTTTATTTCAAGCGGCGGCAAAACAAAAAAGTAAAACAAAAAGGAATGGGAGTTATGGCAAAACTTATATTAAATAATCGTGGTGACAAAAAAAATCCTTCTTGGCAATATCGCTTTGAAACCGCCAAAGTTGACGGAAAAAGAAGATATGTTTCAAAGGCAGGCTTCAGGACTAAAGAAGAAGCAGAAAAAGCCGGAACTATCGCTTTAGCCGAATATCAAAGAGCCGGGAAACATTTTGAGCCGTCTGAAATGTCTGTTGCAGATTATCTTGATTACTGGTTGAATAATTATTGCGTTGTCAATCTTGCAGACAATACAGTAACTGCATATTCAAACGTTGTCAGAAACCATATAAAGCCGAGAATCGGGCATTATATGCTTAAATCTATTGATGTAATGACATTGCAAAATATGATTAACGAAATTTATCTCCAAAAAGGATTTACAAAAGCATTTTTAAAGAACATCTTGAAAGTTTGCAAAGGTGCTTTTGGATATGCCGCCTACACAGCAAAGCTGATTCCGTTTAATATCGCAGAGCCTGTTAAATTGCCTAAATTTGAGCCGAAAGAAGAAAAGCTAAATATTTTATCAAAAGAACAAATAGAAGCTGTTCTTGACCGTTTCAGCGGTTCTCCGTATCAGTTTTATCCATTGCTTATCGGCTATTATACCGGAATGCGTATTGGCGAAGTGTTTGGGCTTACTTGGAATGATATTGATTTAGAGAACGGAATTATTCATGTAAGGCAGCAATGCAAGATCAAAGACAAAGATGCTTTATCCGGGAGAAAACCACAAAAAGGCAAAGCGTTAAACAGATGGTATTTAGGCGCATTGAAAAACAATTCATCATATAGAAATATCAAAATAGGCGATGAATTGAAAAATGCTCTTTCTGAATATAAAAAATTGCAAGAAAAGGCTGAAAAAGAATATGGTGAATTTTATGTAAAGCACTACTTGAAAGAAGAAAAGCTCGCAAACAGCAGGACAGAACACAGGATTATTTCACAGACGGATGAATCCGGGTTGTGTCCTTATCCCCGTGTAAATCTTGTTTGCGTGAAAGAAAACGGCGAATTTAGAGGAACTGTACCGATGAAATATGTCGGCAAAGTCGTAAAGACAGAAATGGGCTTTGAAGATTTTCATTTTCACATGCTGCGCCACACTCACGCAACAGTCCTTGTTTCTAATACTGAGGAACTGCAAATTAAGGATATTTCAGAAAGATTGGGGCATTCATCCATCAAAACAACAATGGACACTTATGTATCAAATACTGACGAAATGCGTATTAAGTCAATGGAAGTATTTGAGAAGGTGGGCAAACTGAATGTTAAGCACAAGAACGAGCGGTTATATGAAATATGGAAGTCCACAAAGAACAGATGCAACGGAACATCTTTTTACAAAGAGCGTGGAATCAAATTTTACGATGCTTGGCTTGATTATGAAGTGTTTGAGCAATGGGCTTTAGAAAACGGATATGAAGATGACTTGTCACTGATCCGAAAAGATAAAACGCTTGATTTCTGCCCTGAGAATTGTATTTGGTCTACTGAGAATAAGAATGTAAGAGGAAAAAATATTTGGACAGACGGAACAAACATAAAATCATATAGTGTACGCCATAACGGAAGCTCATGGGGATATTGCGTTACTACTTATGACGAAAACGGCAATAGAAAGAACATTCAAAAGACTTCTTTTGCCACTGAACAAGAAGCAAAGAATGCCGCTGAAGCTTTGCTTTCTGAAATGTTTTCAAATTCCGAAATGGTGCTTAAACGTGTTAAATAGAAATGTACGCATCATGCGTACGCAAGAACTAATGCGTACAGGATGCGTACAAATCCACATTTTAACCTATTTTATTTTTTGAGAAAGTGCTAAAAGTGCCTATACCACGGGCTTTTTTCAATCATTTCCGCAACACTTTTTATACTTTTTACCGCTACCGCAAGAAGCTTTTGGGGCAAAAGACAGCATCATTTTATATCATTTTTTATCATTTATAATCTGCTAAAAAGCCCGTAGTATCAAGAAAAACAAAGATTTTTTATCATTTTATATCATTTTTTATCTTTAAAAAAATCTTTGCCAGTGCGTACAAAATGCGTACATTGTACGCAAGTTAATAAAAGGAGAGATTTATATGTTGAAAACAACAGAAGAAATCATTGAATATCTTGAAGCGGAGATGGCAGAAGCTTACGAGCTTTACGACCTACACAAAGGCAAGAATATAACAGAAGCTTTTGCCCAACGAATAAAAGCAAGTACGATTGAACAGCTGCTTGACGGAATTAAAAACGGATAAAAAAAGAAGGACTGCTCCGGCAGTCCTTTTCTTGTTATGTAAAACTCACGAGCCGCCCGACTGAGAACAGCCCGTTACTAAATCGGTGATTTTCAAGAATAATGGTGCAAGAGGATTGTATCACATTTTAATTTTTGTAATTGTAAACAAATTGTAAACACTGTCAAAAAACGGCAAAAAGATATTGCAAATATACCGCAATGCGGCATAATATATCTCGTAAGGCAGAGGGAAAACCTCTTATAGAAAGGAAGTAAAGAAGATGGAATTGGTAAAATGCAAACATTGCAGAAAAACAGCTTATTTACAAAGTGACGGAAGCGGAAAATATTTCGTTCATTGCGAAGGTGCATTAAAAGCAAGAGGAATTTGTTCTCAGCTTTATCAATGCCCGAAAAAATTCAACACAAAAGAAGAAGCCGCTGAAAAGTGGAACAAGAGCAACAAGTAAAGGAGCTTAAAGAATGAATATCAAAGATTTACGAGCCAAAACAGGGCTTTCGCAGTCGAAATTTGCGGCGCTTGTGCCGATGTCGGTACGAACTTTACAAGATTGGGAACAGGGCAACAGGAAGCCGCCCGATTATGTAATAAGTTTGATAGAATACAAGCTCCGGAACGAAGGGATTCTGAAGAACGAAGTTACACAAACTGAATAAAAACAACGAAGCAGCGGATCATGTTCGCTGCTTTTTCTATTTGTAAACAAATTGTAAACACTGCATTTTCGGGCTTTTCCCCTATTGCATTTTATACGGCATTGCAGTATAATATAATTGTTCCGAGGAACAGTAAATAAATGGTAAAGGAAGTAAGAAAATGAAAAAGTACATGGTGAGAACACAAGAAGGAACAGTTTGTTACGCAACAAATTCAATGGTAAAAGCTATTGGTTGGGTGCTTCAAAATTGCGAGCAAATTGATGCTAAAAACGATATATTCGCTCTGCCAAACGGACAGATAATTGAATATGTGATTAACGAATAAAGAAAGGAAGGATTTAATTGAGTAACTTATTAGATTTAGTTGTAAACCAAGAAAAGAGCGAATTTTATCCCACGCCACAAAGTTTAGTTGAAAAAATGCTTTCGGGGATTGATTGGGATTATATTCACACTGTTTTAGAGCCTTCTGCCGGAAAAGGCGATATATTAAAGGTGCTTGCTCAAAAAGAACGATTAACGCATTGGAGAAGTAGGGAATTTGATGTTGACTGCATAGAGATTGATCCTAATTTGCGACAGATTTTAAAATACAATTTTTCTCTTGAAAGACGAAAAAATTACGAGCGAAACACAACAGAATATCAGTCCTTCTTTAATAAAGGTTTGCACATTGTGCATGATGACTTTTTAGCCTACACCGCATACAAGCGTTATGATCTTATAATTATGAATCCCCCGTTTTCAAATGGAGATGTCCACTTATTAAAAGCCCTCAAAATGCAAGAAAAAGGCGGCAATATAATCTGTTTGTTAAATGCCGAAACTTTAAGAAATCCATATACATCAATACGCAGAGAGCTTCAAAAGCAGCTTGTAAAGTACAATGCGCAAATAGAATACATCGACAACGCTTTTGCTTCGGCAGAGCGCCGAGCAAGTGTTGATGTTGCACTTATAAAAATCAGCATTCCCACTGTTGAAGAAGAAAGCGACATTTTTGAGCATTTCAAAAAGGCTGAAGAAGTCGAAGAGTACGCTTTTGAATCAACAGAGCTTGAAGTGACTGACTATATCAAAGCGGCTGTGAATCGTTTTAATATCGAAGTCAAATCCGGGCTTGAATTGATACGCCAATATAAAGCAATGATTCCGTATATGTCACGCTCTTTTGAAAATGACAGTTGGGGTAAGTCACCCATATTAAAATTGACAGCAGAAACTGACAGAGTATATGACAGCATTTCAACAAACGAATATTTAAGAATTGTACGCCTTAAATATTGGCAAGCTCTTTTGTCCAACCCTAAATTTACAGGAAAATTGACTTCAAAACTTCAGAAAGAATATAGGGAAAAGGTTCACACTCTGGCAGATTATGATTTTACAGAGTTCAATATATGTAATCTATCAACAGAAATGAACGCCCAAATCAAAAAAGGCATAGAGGATGAAATTATTGCTATGTTTGACACGCTCACAGCGGCGCATTCATGGTATCCTGAAACGCAAAACAACAGACATTATTATGACGGATGGGCAACAAATAAAGCACATAAGATAGGCAAAAAGGTTATTATTCCTTGCTATGGCATTTACAGCCGATGGGATGGCAAGCCCAGCGCACACGATGCCAGATCATCCTTAGAGGATATTGAAAGGATCTTGAATTTCCTTGACGGCAATATGACAGCTGAAGCTGATTCATGGCGAGTGCTTGAAGAAGCTTTTGATAGCGGAGAAACAAAAAACATAGCATTAAAATATTTCAAAGCAACATTTTACAAAAAAGGCACGGTTCATCTTGTGTTCACTTGCCCGGAGCTGATAGAAAGATTTAATATATACGCTGCTCAGTACAAGGCATGGCTGCCGCCTTGCTATGGCAAGAAAAAATACAAAGATATGACCGAAAAAGAAAAAACAGTAATTGATAGTTTTCAGGGCGAAAAAGCATACAACGAAGTAATGACAAAAGCTGCTTACTTCCTTGCCCCTGCAACAAATAATCAAATATTGAGATTGAACGCATAAATAAATGAGTGGCAGTTGCAGAAAACGCAATTACCACTCATTTTTAACGCCTTTAAACGCCCTTTTTAGGGCTTTTATTTTTTTACGACTAACTTTGCTGCTTTTAGCTTAAACTAATCTTAAACCAAGCTTAAACTAAAAATATTAGCCTTTGAGCAATTCAGTCCAAGTGTTTTTGCCTACGATACCGTCAATTTCCAGCCCTCTCTCTGCCTGAAAATCTTCTACCGCCCATTTTGTGCCATTACCGAAACTGCCGTCAATGTCCATTTTGTAATAACCCATTGATTTTAACAGCCTTTGCAAAGTCCGGATCTGCTCATTTCCTCTATTTTCGCCTTTTCGCAATACTAATAATTCAATAGTCACAGTGTTTGCCCCCTTAGAAGTAGTCGGTTCTTTCTTTGCTTCGCTTTCCGGTGTAGCTGTCTTTGTCAATCCGTAATGCTCCGCAATGATGCGAGCTTCCTCTACCGCTAACTTTTTCAAATTATCCTCAGAAAGAAGCCATTTTGCCATTTTGGAGCAAGTGTGAAAACTATGTTCAATAATCATGCCGCAAGTACCAACAGCAGCAGCCCCACGCAACACGCCGTAATATTCGCCGCTCTTGCCTTCTTTCTTCCAAAGATTCGCTTTTTGAGCTGTACCCATTAAAGATTCCACAGCTTTTGCAAGCTTTTCTCCCAAAGCATCTCCCTTGCCGTCAAGCTGAGTTATAACAAGCGGATAATCAACAGATTCATTAGCATTGCTTCCCACTGCGTTTGAATGCAGAGAGAGGAATAAATCGCAACCTTTAGAAGCCGCTCCCCTGTTGTAAAGTGTCTTGTCGGTATCTTTATTGTTTCTTGTTTGCGTAACAATAATGCCGTACTTTTCAAGCTCCGCTTTTAACAGCAAGTGCAGTTTCCATGTCATATCTGATTCGTAATATTCCTTAACACTCGGCGCACGGTTATATTTGCCGTAATGCCCTGCATCCAAACAGATTTTAAGCGTACTCATTGTTCCTCGCCTGCCTTTACTTCAGGAATGCCAGCAATGCTTGTTAAGATTGAGAGAATACCTGCAAGCAATGCAGCTGAACCAACTACAAGCCAATTAACCTCTGAGATAATAGCAGAAGTGCCGATTGTCGCAACAGCTGTTTGTGCTACCGTCTTAATAGCTCTTATGCCTGCTGCTTTTGCCCATTCTTTAAAGTTTTTCTTTGTCATAATAGAATCCTTCCTTTCTTTTAATTCAAGCCTAATTTCGCAAAAATATAACCGATAAGAGCGGCGGCTATTGTCAATATGATCTTGTCAACAAGACCATCCCAACGCTTACCCGGCTTATCGGTTAAACCTTTCACATCTAATTTAATTTCTTTAACATCCTTTTCAACATTTTCTTCCCGTGTAGCAAGCACTTTTACAGTGCTTACAAGATCATCAAGCGCATCTTGTCTTTCGCTCAGTTTGTCTATCCTGTGTGTATTTGACTTTGAGCGCTCTTCAACCTCTGTTAATCTGTGTTCAAACTGCTGCATTCTTCGCTCACCCCCTTTTCTCAAATGGAATAAGTCGCTGTGAATATCAGCCATGCTCCGGCTGGAATGTTGACATAATCATTCGTTCCGTAGCGTGAAACTGTCAGTGCGCCTGCTGTCGTAACCGAAAATACCCAGCGATTTATTCCCGAACCTTGACAAACAAATTGCTGAGATAGAGTAGGTCTGTATTGAGAAGCGATTCCTGAAGCAAAAGTAACACCCGTTGTGTTCGATGTAACTTGTGCAGTAGGTTTGACAGCTCCCGTGACCGTAACCAAATTTCCGTTCACCCGATATTTCGGTTCGGTGCTGTTTTCGGTGTAAGCTTCAAAACCACTTGCAATAGTAAGGCTTTTCCATTCAGTACAGCCGCCCGTTATCATCCAATCCGACCAAGAATTTGTGTAATAAATTCGTTGAAACTCAAACTGTTCGCCCTTAACACATGGATAATACCTTTGAATTTTCTGCGCTCCGTCACCAGCTCTTGTTACATATATATTTGCTGTCGAATTTGTATTAGCGTACCAAAACGGCTTATTTAATATTGTCGAACTCAATGCTGTATTGCCTATTGTATAATGCCCCTCTGTTAGCAAATCGTCTAAATCAGTGCCTTCAGGAAGCTCTAACGGGCTTGAAATAAGCTCTCCGTGTGTGCTACGCATAATAAATCCAAACTCAGCAGCCCCTTCTTCTTCTGCCGTTTTACCAAAAGCAATGCCTTTACCATCGGCTTTTTGTGATATAAATACTGATTTTGTAGAAACAGTAACCGCCTGTTGAACAGAACCGAAATTATCCGTAACAGTCAATCTGACATTATAGGATTTTGAATTGCTTACAGGGTAAACATACTTTGCTAAGGTTGCATCGTAATTATTGTTAAGTGCCGTTAAATTTTCTTTTGCCCCATCGTTATACGAAGAATCAGAAGTTTTTTTGTATTCGATTTTGTACGAAACATTATTCAAATTGTTCAAAGCCGATGCAGTAGCACTAAAAGTCACAAGAATATATTCCCCGTTTGGATTCGGCGCTAAGTCCTCAATATCAACTCTCTGTACTGTGAAAAGAGAAATATTAGGTGTCGCATAAGGCAAAACTGTTAAATTGTCAACAGTGCAAGTGTCACTTGTTCTGCTTCTGCCATCCGTGACCGTTCCCGAAACAGAAAAATCCCCCGGAGAGGATAACAGCCCTGTCGTGAAAGAAGCTTTTGTGTATTTTGCCCCGTTTGCTGTTATAGCATAAGACTTAATAGGCGATTCATAAGCCAATGTTGGCGTTACGGTAACAGCAAACTTTGATTTATTTTGAACGAAGCCGCCGTAAGTGTCTTTGTACCCCATCGCATCCGTGACAGAGATCGAACACGAAGGCTTAACGCTTGCAGGGATTGAAAAGCTCTTAGTGTAACTATTACTGCCTATGCTTGTATCGCCGTTGTAAGTCGTTATTGTGAACTTGATTGATACGGAAGTACCGCTTGTATTATGCTCTGCAAGAGAAAGCCCCGGCATCCACGAAAAAGAAGTCGAACTGCTTTTTGTTACAATTTCGTCACTGTCAGTGCCACAAGTCCAAGAGACTGTGTGTGTAAAGCTGCTTGACTGCCTTGTGACTGTCAGTGTTTGGCTTTTACCTAAAACGCCATCCGCAACAGAAAGTGTTGATTTTCTCGGAATGGTTGTTAAAGCTTTCGATGCAGAAGCTGCAACTGTTCCTGAGCTTACGCCTGAAGTGTAGGATGCAGAAACAGCTAAAGTCTTTTTGCCGTCTGAACCATGCGTAATATTCAGCGTTTTTGTATACAGATTGCAACTGCCGCTTGTTGTTTGCCCCGTATTAAACGGAGAAGTAAAGGTGTACTTTGTGCCATCAATCGTACAGCTTCCCGACTTTTCAAGAAGATTGTATGAGCCGCCTGTCCATTTAGCATTAACCTTAACCGTTACATTAGAAGTGTTATTTGCGATATTTTGACTGTTCTGCGTAATGTCAATAACTATACTAACTGCCATTTAATCTATTCACCCCCCTATATATTCCCAATCAACATTTCCTGTTGTCTCGTTTTTCTGTATCTTATATCCCAGCAAATTAAAGCCTTCTGTAACCTTCAGCTTAGGTGTCAGTACTTCTCCCGTAATAGCATCTATAATTTGTACTTTTGCTCCGTTCGCATAAGTTGTCTGATTGTCGTTATCAATAACAATCTTGTATGGGCTTAAAATCTCGTTGCCGTCAGCATCTGTCTTAACGCTCTTGATCTCCAATCCGTTAATGGTGAAGTCAAAGTATTTTGTTATGAGATTGTATTTTGTCTGCAAATCAGTATCAACGCTGTTAGTCTTGTTTTCAACGCTTGTTATTTTTGCTTGTAAGGCTTCATCAAGAAGGCGAAGCTGTGTGCTAACATAAGTCATCATTTCTGCGTTAAAGGCATCTTCCGAGATATACTTCTTTAAATGTTCAAGAGTTATATTTTCTGCATCAAGAAGCACTTTTGAAGATGATTCAACGATTTCTTGTCTCACTTCGTCAGAGCTTTCAACAATTTTTGTTCCTAATAGCTCAATTTTTTCGTTAGTCTGTACAAAATCAGTCTCAGTCTTAGTTACACGAACTGTCAGAGCATTAACTGCGCTTTGTGCAGAATCTGCCGCCGCTTTTGCCGCATTCGCCGCCGCCTGAGCTGCATCTGCCGCTGATTTTGCGTTGTTCGCTGCCGTCTGTGCTGTCTGTGCGTTAGTTTTTGCAGTATCAGCCGTACTTTGAGCCGCCGCCGCATCCGCTTTAGCTTTATCAGCCGCCGCTTGTGCATCTGTTACAGCTTTTTGAGCCGCCGCAACCTCTTCTTCAGTAGCTCCCACTCTGGAAGTAACTTCTGCAAGATTTTGTTTTGCCGTGCTTAATTCTGACTGAGCCGCCGCCGCTTTTGCTTCGGCTTCATTTGCTGCTGTTTGAGCTGCCGCCGCTGTTTGAGCTGCCGCATCCGCTATGCTTTGAGCGTTCTGTGCGTTTGAAACAGCTGTGCTTGCTGTTGCCTGTGCATTTAATGCCGTCTGCTTTGCCGTATTTGCCGTTTCTTGCGCTTGACTTGCTAAACTTCCGTTTGCTTGTTCAGCCGCTTTTTGAGCTATCGTAGCGTTATTTCTCGCCTTTATCGCTTCGGCTTGTGCATCTAAAGCATTCTCTGCCGCTGTGTCTGCTTCGGCTTGTGCCGCTTCAGCTTCGGCAATAGCCGTTTCTGCGTTGGTTTGTGCAATGCCAGCCGCCGCTTGTGCATCCGCTACCGCCTGTTGTGCTTGCTCAATTTCTTCTTGTGTAGCATCTGCCCGTGACAACACCGTTTCAAGATCAGCTTGCGCCGCCTGCAAATCTGCATTGGCATTATTCAATACCGCCTGCGCCGTATCAGCTGCCGCCCTTGCAATATCCGCTTCGGCTTGTGCATCGTCTGCTGTTTCCTGTGCTTCGTCTGCTGCCGCTTGTGCTTCCTCTGCAAGTGTCTGCGCTTCGGTTGCTTGCCTTTGCGCTTCCTCTGCTCCTAAATAAGCCGCTGCCGCTTGAATTGCGGCATTGTTTGCAGTCTCGTCTATCATTTCAACTTTTGAAACAGTCGAGCTAATTTGAGCCGCATTTTGCGTTATTTGAGATTTCAAAGATGCTTCAGCTTCTGTTAAATCAGTTTTTCGGGCATATTCAGCAGTCATTGTGTTAGAGAGCGTTGTTAAATCCTCTCCTAAAGCATCAATTTCTTTTTTCGCTTGCTCTGCATCGAGTTTAGCCGCTGCCGCTGTTGTTGCCGCTTTTTCAGCATCTGAAATAGCTTTTTCCGCTGCTGTCTTGGCTGTATCTGCCTTGCCGACAGCTTCATTTGCTGTTTCTTGTGCCGTTTGCGTTGCTTGTGCTGTTTCGTTGGCTTTAGTTTGTGCGTTTTCTGCTGCCGTCTTTGCTTCGCTTGCTTTCGTTTCTGCTGTTTGAGCTGCCTGTTGAGCTTGCGCCGCCGCTTGTTGTGCGTTTGCAATGCTCGTTTCCATGCCGGAAACTTGCTCTTGAACATTTCCAACAGCCGTTTGTGCGTTGCTCGCCGCTGTTTGTGCATTATTCGCACTTTGTGCGGCTTGCTGTGCTGCCGCATTTGCGTTTTCAGCCGCTGTCAAAGCGTTTGTTGTTCGCTCTAAAGCATCATTTGCGCTTTGTTGTGCCGTATTTGCCGCTGATTTTGCGTTGTTCGCAATCGTCAAAGCTCTTGAAGCCGATGTTGCGTTTTGGGCAAATTGAGCCGCCAAAGCAGCAACTTTTTGTGAAATTCCACTGCTTTTAATCAAATATTCGCCTAAAGTCACCCGTTGTTCTCTGTCAACAACAGATTTTTCAAGTTTTAATATTCTTGCGGATAAGTAAAGCTCGCCTTCATCATCAACAATATTGATTCTGTCACCGATTTTTACATTATCGGGCAACTTCGGGATTTCAACAGAATAATTGATTTCCATTTCACGCAATTTTTTAAGCTCAACAATAGCCTTTTCTAAAAGCTCTTTTTGAGATGCTGTATTGTAATAGAATTGCTTTGTGATATAGCCGCCCTGCTGTTGCGCTTTTCCGTCTTTAAGAATAAGCCTGCTCCATGTTTGGAGAGCTTTACGGGATTTAAGCATTCCTTTGTTGTCAATGAAAAAATCCCCGTCATCATAAGTACGCCCTTCAAGTGTTATGCGCCTTGAATTAATATCTTCGCCATTTTCGCCGCCTTCGATATAATTCGGGATAACAAACTGACCGCAATTTGTAGAAGCTAAAACGCCTGCGCTTCCGCTGCTGCTTGTTGTCTTAAATTTAATATCAGAATAGATCGCTTCGCCTGCATTTACATTCGACAAAGAAAAAGTGAACTCTGTTGAATGGTTTGTTGTTCCCTTCCATTCTTTCTTGTTTTCTTTGTCCGTTGCTTTTATGGTTGCATTGTGCCAAGAACCGCCCATATATATTGAAGCTGTCAAGCCGTAACTATCAGCAAGTTTGGCGCTTTCGCTTGTTAATGCCGCTGTTACAGTTGCTGTAATTTGAGCTGTATTTTTGGTTCTGCCCTTTGTTTTTAACTCAACCGTGTACGAAACAACCGGGCTTCCACCGCTTTTGGCTTTCTCCAACACTGTAACAGTCTGCGGCGTTGAGCCGCCTTCACATTGTAAAGCCGTTGCAAGATTAGTGATTGATTTTGTTGATACGATTTCGTCAATATCCTTATTCAATCTCAGAGTAACGCCTGCATCTATTCCCCGTTCTTTGTAAATGTTGATAAATTTACGGACAACATAAAGCCCATTAACTTGGAAGCTGTAAGAAACTTCTGCGCCGTCAAACTGTGTAGCAACATCCGCTATCCTTGCCGATGCAGTCGCTTCATTATCCCAACTGAGCTTTTTTTTGAGATTCGGTATCTCGTTAATGCCAATTTCAAAGCCCGATTCAGCAGCAAATAAGTTAATATAGTGTTCTATTGAATATTCTTTGTCTGCTTCATATTCTCCGAATACTTCATTTAGCAAATCAAGCCCGTCATCCTCTGCATATACATAAACTGACTGCTTTTTTGCGCTAATCTCGTTGTCAGTAATGGTATAAAGCTCCGTTTCTCCATCGTCAAAGCGCAAGATATAATTACCAACATTCGCCCAGCTTTCAACCTTAGAGCGTGTATTTTTGTTGTAATGAAGCATACATTCAAAAGAAGCAACGCCCGTTTCTATGTCCTCTTCTCGCAAATCGTCAGAAATTGTAATGCCTTTCGGAAGCTCCGTGCTTGCGTGTCCTATGATATTTAAGTGCCTATCGGTAAAATATAGAATCATAAGAACACCTCTCTATATCTCACCTTGAAAGTAGGCGCATAATCAGCTTCGATCCAGTCAGAATAAGCAACTCCTATTTGATTCAAGCCGGGTTTTAAATAGAATGTTTCCCAATCATTTCCCAACGCTCCCAATTCAGGCTTCGGAACACCATTTAAGAATATCTCTCCGCTTGCACAATCAACCTCAACGCAATCACCCGATCCAAACTTATTAGGAATGTCCTTAAAAGTGTCACAGTAATTTTTGCGAAACTCAATTTGTCCGATGCCGTTATAACCGAGCGCTTCACAACTTGCAAGCGCTTCAAAGCTGAATGTGATTTTTGTAACAGCAACATCAATCAACGCTTCATTTCGCCATGTGAAAGTCTTGCCAACAGCTTTAAATGTTATTGAATCTCCGCTTTTTTCAATACTGCAAGATTTTACATTGTCTTTGTTGTTAGGGCTTAAATAATCGGTTTTGTAAACCATATCAACAGCATTTGTATAAGTTTTCGTGAAATTTTTAGCACTAAAAATCAAGTCTGCCGTCTTTCCTATTGATTTTTTTTCAATTCTTATGCGTGCTACTTGATTTCTGTCTTTGTCTGAAAGCACTACTTGAAAAGCTCCCCGTTGACCGTATTTCTGTGCGCCTTCTTTAACGCACATTTGATGTGTATACGAAAAAGAAAAGTTTGCAGCACCGACAGCCCCCGAAGCATCCGCTGGAATGTCACGGCTTATGCTTGCGCCATGAAAAATGTTTGGTCGTGTCTTTTCTCCGTAAGAAGAAGCCGCCAAATAGCAAGTGTGTTCCCTTGTGTATTCATAATAAGGAATCGGAACAGAAGAGCAAGAAGTGCTTGCTAAAGTGCCTGCCGTTCCTAAGCTATCGCCCCGAAAAGCCTTAAATTTAATGCCTGTTATAGAAGATGTGCTTGCAGTTAAGTTGTCTACTGTAACAGATATATTGACAGTGTGACCGCTTGTGCCTTCCCATCTTGTAGAAGAATTTTTAAAAGTAAAGTCATGCCACTGCCCAGCTATATACAGAGAACCTTTCAAAGTATAACCATTGCCAAAATAAGAAGAGCTTTTACCTAAAGCCGCCGTTACAGCAAAAGACAACTTGATTTTGTTCTCCGCTCTTGCTGAAGTCTTAACTGTTACTGTGTAATAAAAAGTCGGTTCAGACGAAGTGCTTTTTGCCTTATTCAATATTGTTGTTGTCTTATGCTTTGAGTTAATCTTGATTATCCTTTGCGGCGCTTCTGCGTTTGCAACATTTCCCGATTGAACCACAGTATCAGGAAAAACAACACCGTTGTTTAATGTCCACAATTTTTTTGCCGCCGTTCCCCAGCTTCCTTCGTAATCAAAATAATCAAGTATAAGTGTTTGGGAAGGCGAAAAAGCATTTTCTATGCCGTCAACTTCGTCAACATCGCCAACTTGAATTATCTTCTCATCTTCGTTGAAAAAGCCCACATATCCGCAATCGCCAGCCCCCGTTAAACCTTGCACCGTTTCCCCATCTTCGCTTATTTCGTTTTCTTTGAAAAAATCAGCTTGCAATATAGGAAATGCTTTGTACGTTCCTTTGTAATCGATCAAAATTGAATTTTCCACCAAATCCGCTTCTGCTTCATATTCGTATACCGAATATTTAAACGGATCGGCACAAAGAATCTCAAACTTTCCAACAACAGCATTTCTGCCCGGTTCAACATCTTCTATTGTGCAAGGCGTTCCAATGAAATATTTATCTTGCTCATCATTAAAAATCAGCTCTGCATCTTCAACATTTAAGACCTTGCCGAGCGTGTTAAACGCTTCTCTGAAGGCTTCGTTTGATTGTGCAATAAGCTGATAAGTTATTGTTATTATTCTTTCAGGATAGCGTTTTGACTTTAATGTTGAGCCGTCACGAGAACCCGTTGAAAATGTTTCAATCTCAGATGAAAGTGATTCACGCCCTGCAACATTCAGCGTTCTATATCCCGGAATAAGATTTTCAATATATTCTCCATTTATCATTAAGGCTTCGGAAGGCAGCACGCTTTCCGAAGCTTCAACAACTTGTGTTATATCTTTAAATTCATACATACTGCCTTCTTACACCTTTCCTTTTTTTCTATCTTCTCTCTTTTGCCTTTTGTCCAACTCATCCTGAGTGTAGGTAGCCGTTGCCCTCGCAAACTCTTTGCCGTCAACAGTAAGCGGTACTTCGATCCTGTATTCAGATGTCCTGTAATAGTCATAGTCAGCAGATAGATCGCCGCCGTATGACAACGCAAGATTCGGCGTGTTTATTTTTGGAATAGAAACAAGCTGTTCTGCCGCTCTCCACGCTTCTCTTACTTTAGAAAGAATACTGTCAGCATAGCCAACTCCAAAATATGAGCCGAGCTTGTCAGATACCTTTGATGGGCTGTGAATTTTAGCTTTTGCTCTAATCGCTTTTTCAGCCGCTGCCGCAATTCTCGCCGCCGCACTTTGAACAGTGCCGAGACAAGACAGCATACCTCTTGCAAAGCCTTGACTGATATTTGCACCTAAAGCTTGTGCTTTTGCACCGCCTGACATTAACGCCGCATTAACTGCGCTTGTCATCGCAAGAGCCGCCGCCGGAGCTAAAGTCAAACCGCTTGTAATTCCCTTTGTAAAGTTGCCACTAACTTTTTTGCCTGCGCTCAAAGCATCGTCAGCAGAATCGTCAAAAGCACTTTTCAGCTTGTTTAATGCTGATTTAGCCTTACTTCCAAGAGCAGACAAGCCGCTTTCAACAATACTTACCGATGCTTTCATGCTGTCCAAAGACGATTTAGCAGACTTTGCATTTTGGGCAATACTTTTCATACTTGAATTTACAGCCATTAAAGCTGCTTTCATTGCAAGTACGCCAACTGCCGCCGTTGTCATCCCTGCGCCGAATACTAATATTCCGGCAACTCCAACCAACGCTCCAGCACCTAACGCTATCAATGCCACCGTCAACGCAAGAACGCTAACTGTGAATGTGAGTATTCCCATACTTGCAACTGTTGCGCACGCCCCGAAAGCAACCAAAGCCGTTCCAAGCGTGACAATAGCCGAAGCGCCTTGCTGTCCATAAGCACAGAGTGTTGACAGTGTTAATGACAATAAAGCCATTCCGGCAGCCGCTAAAAGCACGCCCGAAGCAAGCAACAACACGCCTGCGCCCAAAGCTAAAACAGCAACAGAAACTACAAGAAGCCCTGCGCCTAAAACCAAAGCCCCTGCGCCTGCTACAAGTGCGCCTGCTCCAAATACAAGCAAAGCACCACTGAGCGTTACAAGCGCTTGTGCGCCCGATTCTGCCACTGCAACAATTAAGGGTAAAGTAATCGCCAAAAGAGCCAAACCGCCTGAAACAACCGCAAGAGCAACGCCTAACGCTGTAATGCCGATACTTGCAACAAGTGCGCCTGTACCAAAAGCCATAATCGCTGCGCCAAGAGCTAACAAGACGGGAGCGCCTAACAGTCCGTAAATCATTATTTGCGGAAGAACCTTCACAAAAGCAAGTAAGCCCGTTGCCGCAAGTGCGCCCGTTGCCGCAATCATCGTAAAGCCGACACCGACCATCAATACAGAAGCACCAATGACAGCAAAAGCCGCCGAACAAACCAAGAGTGGAACAGTTAAAGCAAGCAATGCAACGGATGCCAAAGCCGCACCGACTGCAAACACAGCCAATGCACCGCCTAAAGCAAGAATCGCAACTGCGCCCTGTAATCCATATTCAGCTATTTGAGGAAGAACCCCTGCAACAAGCATTAAGCCAACAGAAGCGAGCAATGCGCCTGCACCTACTAAAAGGATAGCTGCACCGAATGCAATAAATCCTAATGCGCCTGCCGTTAAAGCTGTACCACACAAAGCCGCAACAACAACTAAGCCTGCCAATACAACAACCATGCCTGCCATAACAGCTATTGCCGCACCGCCTGCGTTTGCGAGAGCGATTGACGATTGAGCCATAAGAGCGAAGCCTACACCAACGAGCAGAACAGCCGCACCCATCGCAAGCATTGCTATTGCCGCTGCATTCATCTTTGCTGGGGATTGTGATATTGTCTTTAGCATTGCCATCATGCCGAGCATAAGCCCTGCCACTGCAACAACAAGCCCTGCCATTACTCCAATAGCAAGACCGCCAGCGCCTGACAACGCTATTGCAGATTGAGCAAGCAATGCAAAGCCTGCCGCACACATAAGGATGCCTGCGCCCGTCATCATAAAGGCTTTCGCACTTGCAAGAAGCTTTTTAGAACTGCCTGCGCTTTTATTGCCTGCCGCCGCTGTTGATTCTCCAACTGCTTCCGCTCCCTTAGAAACGCCAAACAGTTTAGATCCTAAACCGACAATGCCGCTGCCTGCCATTTTAACAAGACCGCCTGCAAAAGAAGTTAATCCCGGAGCAACTTTATTTACTGCTTTATATGCCAAAAAAGCCCCTGCGAGCTTTGCAACATACGGTAATATCTTTGCTATTGTATCTGCGTGTTTTTCTATGAAATTTGCAAACTTTGTCAAAGCCCCTGCGACTTTTTCACAAGTTGATTTAAACTTTTCAAGTGCGCTTGTTTGGTTAAAGCCCGAAGAGTTTTTCTTTAAAGCCTTTCCGACTGCACCAAAAGCACTGCCAAAAGCAGAGCCGACACCCGAAAAAGAAGTTTTGAAAACATTCAAGAACTTCAAAGCTGTATTAACGAATGATTCTACCTTAGCCGCAATAGCCGAAGCATCAATTTTGTTAATCGCCCCTGCAATGCCGTCAACCGCCTTAATTCCTACTTGCGACAAAGTATTAAATACAGGCATTAGCTTATTGCTCAAACCTTCTTTTAATCCGTCTATCGCTGCCCCGACTGTCTTTGCCTTTGTTGCCATTTGTTCAAACTGCGAGCCTTCGCCGCCTGCCCTAATAATCGCTTCAAAGAATTTATCCGTTGCAATTTCGCCGTCTTGTACAGCCGTTACCATTTCAGCTGTTGACATTCCCATTTCTTTTGCAACCGCCGCAATACCAGCTGGCGTTTGTTCAAGCATGAGCTTAAAATCAGCCCATGCGACTTCAGGCTTTGCCGCCATCTGTGTAGCCTGCTGCGACAATGTTTTCATTGCCTGTTGCGGATTGTCAGAAGCTGCCGCAAGTCCACCGAAAGCTTTTACAAGTTTACTTGTCTCTTTCGTGCCTACCGCTGACAGCTGCGCATAAGTCGAAGCCATGTCAGAAGAGCTGTAAACGGTTTGCTCTGCGAACTTCTGCAAATCTTTCTTTACAGCATCAATCTCAGGCGGTTTTTTGCCCAATATACCCATATTGCTTTCAAAAGTAGTCCAAGCAGCAGCCGTTGAATTAAGCTCGCTAACAAGTCCTGAAACTCCGCTTGTAAGCATACCGAAGGCTTTAGCTCCTATTCCGGCAAATACACCGAAAGATATACCGCTTTTTAGCTTGCTACCTAAAGTATCAACAGCGCCTGATGCGTTTTTGAGAGTAGAAGTAAATCCGCTGTCTACTGCGGATAATTTAGCCTTGACTGAATAACTGTCAGCCATATTTTCACTCTCCTTTCTTAAAAAACTTGCCTATGCCGGAAAACTTGCTTTTTTCTTTGCTTTCATCCTTGCTTTTTGCTTTTTCAAGTGCTTCTTCGTAGTTGAAAAACTTCTTGAAGTTAGCAAAAACGGGCTTTGTTTTATGCTTGCCTGCCTTTTTCTCTGCCTTAACAGCAAAATTCAAAAAAGCCTGTAAGTGGTTTCTATAATCCATGTCAACTTGCTTTAATCGCACCGCTTCCATAAGCATTTCATACTCTGGAATGGTTAAGCGATCAACCTCAGCAAAGCTCTTATAATCCAAATACCGAAAGCAATTTAAAGCAATTTCCCTGTACAAGTCCTCAAAAGAAATTACTGAGCTGTCTGAGCTGCTTTCTCCGCTTCCGCTTTCGCTTTCTCTTCCTCTGCCATCTCCACAAGCTCCGTTGTCTTTTTCTTCGTAGCATTTGCTTGCTTTAAAAAATCAATCACCGTTACAAAAAGCCCTTCAATGTCAGTGTTAGGATCGTCAATGTAGCTGTCCAAAAGCGAAGTAGTTACTCTTCTGTCAAATCCCTTGTTAGCAGCAAAGAGCGTATCAACTAATGCTTCAACATCTCTGTCTATAAGTAGAAGCACATAGTAGCCCAGTCCAACATCCTTTTTAACATCTTTCAAGCCATCAACAGGCTGATTGATTCTTTTGTTGATTTCACGCAAGAATCCCATTCCGAAACAAAATTGATACATTTGCCCTTTAATCTCTAATTCAAACATCAATAATTTCTCCTTTTTTCAAATAATAAAGGGCTGATTTCTCAGCCCTAAGTGTTTAATATTACTAAACTTTTGCTAAATTAAGCGCCTGTTTTCTGTGTGTCTTTGAACACATAGTTAGCAATCTCTTGCTGTTCAGCAGTAACAGTTACATCGCCGTCAACGCCTGTACCGTTAATGCCAAATGTTGTTGACACTTCAACATGATCTTCAGCGTTTGAAGATTTCTCAAACTCTGTCAAATAGCCTTGATAATATGTGCCTTTGAATTTGTTTGCACCCTCTCCGGCAGGCTCTTCAAGATTAGCTTCCCAAATCTCAATAAGCTCATTATCAATCATTGCTTGTTTGAGCTTGTCATACATCGTATCGCCCTTTGCAAGTAATGCAGTTGCTGTAATTTCAATCTCTGCTTCTCCCGGAGTACGAATCGAGCCGTCTTTTGTAACGGTTGTGTCTGAATCCTTTGAGATTGAAATGCTGTTTTCTGTTGTAAGCGCAAGTGTAACACCGTCTGCTGTTGCTTCTTCGCTCAAAATGCGGAAAAGGTAAACAATCTTATTACCTTTTACAGCTTCAGCAGCTAACATTTGCAAGTCAAACATTCTTTTATCCATATTTTCTGTTCATCCTTTCTAACTAAATTTAAAAGATAAATCAAGAACACCATGTAAAAGCGGCGTTCTCGTTGTTGTATCTGTAATAATCGTTTGATTTAGGCTGTCTAACAGCCAAGAATAGCTTGTTGTCTTGTCTATTGAATAGCAAAGCCTTTTAATGTTTAAAAGCATTTCAGATACCGTTCCACGCTGTTTTTCGCTATTGTGCCAAACATGAATTGTCGGCGTTACAGTACCCATTACAGCATTTTTAAGGATTCTGTCAGTTTGAGCAAAGCCATCTAAATAAACAAAAGGATATGGCGTATTTTCAGGCGGCAAAGCCCCGTCATATACGGAATATCCCAGCTTTTCAATGTCAATCTTTAATTTTATAAATAATTCTTGTTGCGGATCGAGCATAAAAAATCACCTACTTACAAAGCTTTTGCATATCACGCTTGAAAATTTCCTTTTGAGCATCAAGTGCAGGCTTAACAAACGGCTGGGCATCCATGTAGCGTGTGCCATATTCCAAATACGGGCTGTATTCCGTTCCTGGTTCAACCTCTGCTGTAAGTCCGTTATCCGTCTTTTCAAGCCCTATGCTGCGCTTTGTCTGCCCTGTTTGATAACCTTTTTTGAAGTCTGCCTTTGCCTGCATCTTTTGTTGTAATTCTGCGCCGTTTTGAGAAACAACACGCTTTACATCATCAAGCGTTACATTGTCTTTCAGCTTTTTCATAAGCTTGTCAAGTCCTTCAACATGAATACCACTGCTGCCCATACTCACTGCACCTCGCTTACAACAAAAACTTGCATTCTGCAAAGTGTACGCATCATATCAACCGAATAATGCTTTTCGCCTATACGGATTCTGTCAAAAGGTTCTTTAAAATGATTTTGCAAGCGGATTGTCAAAGAGCCTTGTTTGATTTTGCCGTAAACAAGAAGCATTGTCTGCGTTCCCGAATCCGTAACAGAAGCATATTGTTTAAGCTCTGTTACAGAATCAGTGTAATTGCCTGTATTAGCATCATAAACGCTCTGTACGCTCTCAAAAAATACCTCTGTATCAAATCTCATATAAAACGCACCTTGCCCCTTGTCGCTTCCTTTTGTTTGCCTAAAAAGGATTGTATATCCGTAGCAAATTCTGCAAAATCGTCATTGCTAAAAGAAAGACTTTCTCCCTCTACCGAATGACTTGACAAGCCTTCTGAGCCTATCCTGTTATATCTCTTTATTGTCACTTCAAGAATGATATAATCTAAGCTTTCAGGCGGTTCAATGCCGCCCAAAAGCCCTTTTAATCTTGCAGTAGCTAAAGCGATAAGCTGTTTTAACAAAGAATCTTTGTCCGTATTTTCGGGAGCAATGCCGAGCATCAATTTAAGATTTTCAAGCATTCCAAGCACCCCCTGTCATTTGTCAGCGGATTTCTTCGCCTTTGCCTTCTTAGGTGTTTCCTCAACTGCTGTTTCTTTTTCCTCAACTGCTGCTATAAGCGGCTTTTTCTGCAAATTTCCGCTGCCGGAAAGCTCCGCAATACGCTCTTCGCTGACTTTTAAGCCCTCACGGGGAAAAGTATCGTTTACATCGTAAGCGTGATTGCCGTCTTGCAAATCCGTAAAATAATTAATAACTTTGTACATCGTCTTTTATGCTCCTTTCTCTAACCGTGACGAATTGTCACGGGTTTATAATCAAGCGCCTGTTGCACTGATTGTGCCAACAACAACGCCGTCAAGCAATTCGGGATAGAATACAATCTGCTCCATTGCGAGTGTGCCGATTGATGCTGTATCGTCTGCTATATAGTGCTTCATACCAACAATGCCTGTTGAATCGGATTTAAGCCCGAAGCTTTGTGCAACATCGCCTGTGTTAGCCGGAGCGTAAGCGCCGTTAAGGTTCTCTTTTGCAGTGCCGATAACTTTACCTTTTGTGATGAAAGGCGAAGTAATAACAGTGCCAAGACCGAGGAAGTTTTCGATATAAGACCAACCGAAAGCATTCTGCATAGAAACTTGAGCTGTTCCGAGATAGTCAGCAATATCATCTGTTGATACGAAGTAAATAGGAGTTACATCTTCATCAACAAATACTTTCTGAATCTTGCCCCAAGTTTGAGCAAGAGTTGACTGTAAGCCAACACCAGCTGCTGTACCTCTGCCGTCAAGAATAAGAGTGAAAAATCTGTCTCTGATTTCTTTTTGAATCTTCTTAATGAGCTTTTCGTCTGTCTCATTAACAGCAATCTCTTTTCCTACCTTTTGAATCTCTTCGGCGGTAGTCTCTTTTCTATGCTTTTTAAGAGTAAGCTCTATTGTTCTATCAAGTGTGCGATTAAATTTAGTAAGCGGAATTACTTCGCCCTCAGCAACTTGTTCAGGGCTGTTGCCTTCACTGTACTTGTAAATCTTAATAGAAGTTCCGGCATTCATCTTTTTAAGCTCTGTAATGCCTAAAACCTTTTGTAAAGTTTTGATGCCGCCTGTGAATTTATTAGCGTGATCAATAGAGATTTCAGGGAGTAAATCGCCTGTTTTCGTAATGTTCTCCTCAGCGAATAACTGAATGTTAAATTTTCTGTTCATAATAAAATGTCTCCTTTTCTTAAAAAATAATTATCATGAGAACAAATGCATATTCTCACGAATCAATCTTTGCCTTTCGGCAGTGTCAGCAATAGCGAGAATCTGTTCTTTGGTGTAGCCGCTTGTGCCGCCCTTCTTAGGTGTTTCCGTGCCTTTCAGCTTCTCTTTAACACCGCTCTCTACTGCTTGTTGATAAAGACTAATAAACGCTTCACAGTTTGCTTTTGTTGTCTCCGCATCTGCGGCAATAAGGTTTGAAATAAGCCCGTCTGCAACATTGATATTTTTTTCTCTCAAAATAGAACGTGCCTGACTTGCCATATCTTCTCTTGCTTTGGCAGCTTTGTATTGGTTCAGCTCTTTTTCAAGAGTTGCCAAACGCTCATTGGCTCTTTGTTCAGCCGTCATTTTAGCAAGGCGTTCAGCTTCAGAAGTTTCTCTTTCTTTCTTCTGCTGCCATTCAGCAAACTTCTTATTGAGCAATGCGTTTACGTCTGCATCGGTGTACTTTGGTGCATCCTTCTGCTGAGTGCTGCCCCCGTTGCCGTTGCCGTTGCCGCTTTGCTGTCCATTGTTAGCAGCGCCCTTGTTTTCCTCACTGCCTGTTGCGCCGTCTGTTCCATTGCCGCTGCCTGCATCGCCTGCAAACATCTGAAGCATTAAATAGTTCTTTTTCCAACTCATAATTTTTTTACCTCTCTTTTTTAAACTTTTTTCTGTTTCCCATTAGCTTTTTAAATAGGGAATCAATGCTTGCCCTGTGTGTTACTCCGTAGCTTTTTTTGAAAAGTGATCCACGCCTGCACTTTGTCCTGTTGCTTTTAATGACTTCACAGCTCGGTCAATATTTGTACGTTTTCCGGGTACGCTTCAGCTACCATCTGCACACCCAAAAGAAAAGAATCTCTCAAAAGCTGCGCATCTCTTGAAAGATTCTCTTCGTATTGAATAAGGGCTTTGCCAGCCCATAATTCCGCTTTTAAATTGTCATTGGTTAATTCTTCGACTGAAGCAACAAAAGCCTGCGTAAGCGTTGATACAGCCGCACAAACAATGTCCTGTCCAATAGGCGCAAACTCTGCGTGTCCTTCAACGGAAATACAGCCTTCAGATTGTTTAATCGTTATCACTTTTGCCGCTCCTTTCCAAAAGAAAAAGCACCCTGTCAAAGAGTGCTTTTGTTACGTTGTTATTGTTCCCGTGCTGTCGGTGTAGCTGTTCGGCGGTATCGTTTGAAGCGTTGTGTCAATGCAGTATTGAGCAATTGGTATAAAAGTATTGAATTGAAAATCATAACCCCTTAACACGATACAATTCTCATAAACATCACAAATATATCCTTGCGCCCCATCAGGAATGTTGTCCTTGTCACCAGAGTTCCAAACACCATCCCCATTCTTTTCAACCATATAACGTGTATATGATGTTGAGGGGATATGAACCGACTTAAACCCCCGTTGTGTTGAATAATTAGAGTAGGATACTTTCGTTTGTTCCTCAAACCTCATGTGAGAATGTCCGTGAAACAGTATAACGTTGTTGTAATTATTCAATATGTCAACCAACCTTGTTTCGAGAGAACCCCAATATGCGTTATGAACATTTTCGGGATTTCCACTATCATAATTTAAAGTCAGATGTTCAAAAACAAAACACCTTTTATCTTTGTTTTCTTCAAGTGTTGCTTCAAGCCAATCTATTTGACTATTCCAAGTAGAATCCGCAGTAGGCGTAGGCTGTCCGAACATAATAAACACATCGTTCGTTTGTTCAAGAATCGCTTTATCTAAAGGTAACTGAATATTACCGCCATTAAATATAGCATTTACACCATCAATCGCAGATGTTTCCGATGTGTTTTCCGCAGAAATGGTATAGTACAAAGGTGTTCCCGTGTAATATCTCAGCTTCTCAACGGAATCAATTTGAGTCCATGGTTCAGGCTTTGCTATCCATTGATTATTGTTGATTTTTGGGTTTTCCCATTTATCATCGTAAACTCCATTGATGTATTTCACGTAGGACTCATGGTTTCCGCAGAAACTATAAACATGGAGAAAATCAACAAAAATATCACAGATACCTTTATATTCTTCAAGCTGGTCAGGTCGGTAATAATAATACTCGGATTTTGTAGATTCATCGGTATAACCAAATAACCCAACATCAGATATGTCACCGCTTATGCATACAAACTTACAATCAGAATTACTGAAAAATTCAAGTGCTTTACGAAAATAAAATCCGTCTGTTACATAACCATTACCATCTTTTTCTATTGTTCCTACCTCGGAATCGCCCGTCATGTGAATATCGCTTAATAAGCCGAATGAATAAAGTGGTTTACCAAGTTCGAATTTCATCTTTGTTATATCAATGTTACAAACTTTTGTATCTCCGTTGAAAATCGCAAGGCTTGAAGCATTTGACGGAGCTATATTTTCGGGTAAAAGTTTAGTGATTCCTATTTTCATAGTCTCCACCCCTTTATGACAATGGTTCATTGACAGTAATCACAACATTTGCATTACTTACATCATCATTTGTTAACGCTACACCGAGATTAATGTTAAGACAAAGACGGATATAATCTGCGTTAGCATTGCTTACTGTAAATTGTGTAATACCATTTGTTGTGGAAACATTGGAAATATAATCTGTATTAGTTGGATCAAAACCATTTATACTTCCATCAATTAACTTCATTCCAAAAAACGCACCACTTGTTGTTGTAAATGGTTTGTTGACGCAAACGACATCACCATTTGAAACCTTGATGTAATTGGAAACAATGCAACCATTACTATCCGTTCTGTCTGCACCACCTGAACTGCAACGACCATTCAGTACATATCCTTCGCCACCAACTACAAAAAGGTTTGTCGGCTCAGGTACAATCGCCCCAACTTCAAGTTTGCCTATCTCTGTGTATGTTCCGTCTGCGTTCTCGTACTTCAATGTGTATGTTCCGTCTGCGAGATTGCCGCTTAACAAAATATTATTCGCTTCATCAAGCACACCGACAACATCACCGCTTGCCCCACCTTCAGGCATATCAGCAAAAGTTAAAATTCCGTCAGTGCCAACCACAAGGATTTTTCCAGCATTGGAAGCCCCTTGATTTTTGGCAAGGCAAACCGCTTGCACTTGTGCTGTCATTTCTGCCTTGTCCGTTGGTGTCCAATAGTCAGTGCCTTTTTGCGGCGTGTAACCAGCAGCTCCTGTCTCGCCTTTATCGCCCTTTGAGCCTTTTGAGCCGTTCTTGACTGTTAAAGTCTTGCCATCGGAGAAAGTAACAACATTTTCGCCGCCGTCTGCTGTGGATTCTGTAACAGATTGAACAGTAACGCTTGTTCCGTCTTTTCCATCTTTGCCGTCAGAGCCGCTTGCGCCGTCTTTACCGCTCGCACCGTCAGCGCCTTTTAACGATTCAAGAAAATCTACTTCGCTGCCTGTATTGCCCTGTGAAAGCCATATTTCGTATGCAGAAAGTCCGTCAACTCCGTCAAACTCTCCGCTTTCTTTTGCTTGCAACAAAGCACTGTTAATAGCGTTGTTCAACTCCGTTGTCTTTACAACTTTACTTTCTAATCCGTTTACTAATCCTCTTGCTAAGTTTTTTGCAGCGTGAATTGTATCGGCATCCGTTAAATCGTCTGCACCGCCTATAAGCTCACGCTTTGCCGTTGCGATCTTCTCATTAACAACGGATTCAGCTACACCGCCGCCACTTCCGCTGCCACCCGAATTGAAAAGCGCTTCAATCTCTGCTTTCCATTGTTCAAGAATGTCTGAGTTGTCTATCGCAACCGTTTCTGTATTAAATATGCTCTTGGATATTGTTATATCTTTGTAAATGTCAGTGAACCATTGATAATCAATAGTCGAATCGGTCAAGCAAGCAAATCTCAACACAAAATACAACGAGCCTGCATACTTTGTGGCATTGCCAGAAATAAGCCAACTACAAATCACAACATCTTCTGAATTGGGCGATACTTGCAAATCTGTTGCTTCGTAAACATCTTTATTTACATCTTTCGTCTTTGTGTCGGTGTTGTTGTAATGAACTTCTACCTTATTGCAAATACTCATGTCATGCCCTTCGATATAACGGGGAATTTCAAAAGTAAAACGCTCTGAGTTGTGATCGTTTTGCATAAGAATAACTTTGCCTGTTGTGTTTTCAATTTTTCTGCTAACCGGGATTATTTTAAAATGCGTATCTCCGTCATACACTGAGTGTAAATGCGCCATTTCTTCACATCCTTTCTGTTAATCTCTTAACCTTTGTTTTTTAACTTGTTGTATTCTTCTGTTGTGCCGCCTTTGTCGAGGAAGTCAAGCCATTCGTCATACTCTCGCCTGTCAGCATAAGCCGCTGTACTGCATCGGCAAAAGCAATGAATAGGCGCTGCGTTCTTTCCGGGCATCATATCTTTAACATCAAACACTTTGCCGTCTAAATCTTGACAGTCTTTGCAACAGCCGCTGTTAGCAATAAATTTGTATTGCTCGTAATTGTTACGCTCAAAAGACTGTTTCTGCGCTTCTGTCTGCACCCTTGCAAGCTCTGTACGCATAAGCCTTTCAGCATAGTATTTAGCACCTTTTTTGTCGTTTGGCTGCCTTTTATTGCCCACAACATAACGCTCAATATCCCGTGCGAGAACACGGGCATTTTTGCCTTGTATCATGCCTTGCTGTAAAAGCTTGCCTAAATCAGCCTTCATAATGTCTTGATACATCCATATACGTTCAGAGAATGTAGCGTTCTTGTATGAAGCATTGACAATAGAATGTGCCGCTTGTGCGTTGTTCTTTATTGTCTTGCCCAAAATACCTGCCTGCCGCTCCAATTCTTCCATTGTTCGCCCTTGCAGAATATCTTCCATGAATGTTTCAAGCTCTGCGTGTCCTTTTATCATTTCAAGCCCTATATTTGCTTTGAGCATTTCAAGACGGTTTACTTTCATTGTCAGATTGTAAAGCTTCATTTCTTCGTTTGCTCTTTGGGAGAAATAAAAGCCGTTTTTGTTCGTCTTGCCGCCGTTGGCTTTTCGATCTCTCGCCGCTGCTCTAACATATCGCTTTGCTTTTCGCTCGTAAGCCGCAATATCAAGAGCAGAAACACGCTTTTTAGCTTCTGCAATGGTAATGCCCTCACTCTTTGCGTACTTGCCATAAAAGGCGCTAATTTCGCCCTGTATGCCGTCTAACATATCGCTGTAAATGCGGCTTATTTCTCTGTCGTACTGCTTTTCATCGGATATATAATGCTTTAAGGCTTCCTCTTCTCGTTTTTTCCAATAAGTCAAGCTGTCCATTTAAGCATCATTCCGTTTCTTCTTCCAACTGCTCAGAATTTTCAGGCTGTTCTTCTTGCTCTGCGCCTGCCGCTGCCATTTCCCCGAAAGTCATTGCTTGTTCCATCGCCTTTTCCTGAGCTTGCTTTGCTTCCTCTTCCATTCTTTCAAGCTCTTCTTTTACATTGTCGATGATAGAAAGCACTTTGAGCTGTGTTTCCTTGCTTGTTATGCCTTCCATTTTCGCCGCAATGTCGGCTTCTTCAAGAATATTTGACGGAATATTAAGCGTAAATTGATATTTGAGTTTTATCCAATCGTCTCTTTGCACTTTAGAGAGAGGATGACTGAATAAAATCTTGTATCTGCGGTTCATTCCGCTTGTAAATTTGCGCTCTTTCGTCTTTGCAAGGTTACGCATTGCTAAAACCTTGTACTGTAACGCAATGCCCGACTGCACACCGAAATTTTCATCTGATACATTGGCAACCATGCCAATTAAGAAGATGTACATTTCAAGACGATTTAACAAATTTTCTTGCGTTGTGTCGCTTTCGGGCTTGTTCATAAAGTCAACAGTAACGCCGCCGTCACCTTCGCCAACAAAATTTATAATTCTGTTTTCTCTGATATGCCTTGTATCTTCTTCGTCAAGTTCAGCGCCTAAAACTTTCAAATAAGCATCTGCGAAGTAGTCAACATCGTTTGCTTTTTCAGAAATTGCCTTATTGAATGCGTTGATTGCTGACATAACAGGCTCAAAAGCTCCAAGCCTTTCTTCATTTTCAAGAAACTCTGTTGCCGGAACATCCCCGAAGTAGTGTAGCTGTCCTTCGTCTGTCCACTTCAAGCCGCCTGTGATCTGAAAGTGTCGTACTGTCTTGTCATCGGAAATGCTTCCGTACTCGTTGCCCTCATAATCCGTATATCTTCGCACAAAATACAACGGTCTTTGCACTATGCTTTCGTCGTAAATCATAAATGCTTCCATCGGGTTTAGATAAGTAATGCACGAATTAGTATCTTCGTCTAAATAGTACATTTCAAATCCATGTCCATATATGCTGCATATCTTTGACAGCTCTGCATTGTTGTCATCCTGATCGTTGTACTGGTCGATATACTCAACGTAATCGGCAATCGGCTCTTCGTCTGCTACCGTCTTTATCGGATTGCCAATAAAAAAGCCGTTGAAAGTATCAACAATATATTTCGGGAAATTTACGACAATTCTATTGTCTGGCTTGTGTGCTGGCTTTTTGGGCAAAAATAATATTTCGTGCTTGCCTTCATAAGCGTTTTTCAGCTTTTCGTAACGCTCTGAAACTTCTTGCCTATGCTTGCCTATGAAATCATCAAGTTCAGTCAGTGTAAATTCTTTCTCTTTTGGAAATCTGAATACCAATTATAAGCCCCCTTTCAAATTTCTGTTTAATTTCAATTCGCCTTTCGGCTTCGGATTCTCATATACTCCCGTTAAAGCATCTGCCGCATCATCATGTGCGTTTTTACCTTCTTTTTGATATTTCAAAATATCCTCTGCAAACTGCGGAAAACGGTCTTTCCAATTTACAGGGAAATAAACATTGCTTTGAACGCTCGCACTGTTGGAGAGGATTCTCGCAACCTTGTTTTGTGATTGATGAAACCACTTAATAACAGTGTGATTGTTCTTGTATTTCTCTTTGCAAATTCTTTCAACATTTCGTGCAAATCCTCTGCCGCCGTTGTTTGATTCAATAATTGCACAGCCCACATTGTTTTTCGTCAGCATTGCAGCTGTTGCAGGCTCTGTAATCTCCATTGCATCTTTCGTGTATAGAATGTCTAAAATATAGTAGCTATCTTCATACATTCCATAGCAAATTGAACATAAAAAATCACTGCCCGTGTCGGCAGTGTCGGTATAGTTCAAAATGTATTTAAAGAGCGGCTTTCCGCTTTCGTCTTTTGGAATTTCTGTATAAGTCTTAAAGCCTGAATACAGCCTTCCTTTAATGTCAATCGGCTCTTGCTGATAGTTTGCGTTGAAAATATCAAGTCCTATTGTTGCTTTTTTTAGAGCAATGCTTTCTTGTGACAATATGCTCTCGCAAAGCAGCGTTCCGTCATCTTGTACCGCTTTGTAACAGATGTGCTTAACCTTTACGCCCAGCTTCCCGAAATGGTCTAAAGCTCGCCCTGCAAGGTCATCTGTTGCCCACCTTGTCATAACTATAATAATTTTGCCGCCTTCCTCTAATCGGGAAAGCATCGTATCTGTAAACCAACTCCACTGCTTCTCTTTTACAGCTTCGTTGTGCGCTTCATAGTCATTTTTGATTAAGTCATCAATAATAATCAATGTTGCACCGAAGCCCGTTGCAGTACCGCCCGGAGATGTAGCCAAGTAGTTGTTATAGCCGCCTTCTAAGCTCCATAAGTTCATTGCGCCATCGCCTGCTTTAATTCGTATATCCGGGAACACATCTGAGTATACTATTTTGCTTTCGTCTGCCTTTACCTCTTGTATAGTGTTTCTTACATTCTTTGAAAAGGTCGTTGAAAGAGTTGAGTTATACGATCCTGTCATTATTTTTTGCCGTTTGTCTCCCCCTAAAACCCATTCAACAAGCTTTTGCGAAGTCCTTGATTTACCGAATCTCGGCGGCTCGTTAATTACTAAAACTTTGTATTCGTCTTGTTCTATAAAGTCTTGCATTTCCTCACATTGATTGCTCAGAAATGTTCGCTCTTTAAAATAAAAATCTGGTGCAGTTAAATGACAGTAATAGAAGAAATCACGCCTTGCAAGCTCTAACCGTGCATAATGTTTTAAAAGCTCTTTATTCACTTGCGATCAGCGCCTTTAATTCTTCCGTTGTTAAGTCCTTGAAAGGATTGTTAAGCTCTCCGCTTATGCTAACTTGCGTTGCGGCTTTTTCGCCCATAAGCTCAATTAAAAGCTTCGTTGCTTCCAAATCGCCTGCCGCCGCTCTTCTCCACAGCTGCAAGACTATCAACATTTGATTGTCTTGATTGTCAGCATCAACGCCCATTTCTCGCAATTTCTTTTTTGCGGCTTTGTCTTTCAGCGGCAGCGATAATAACAATTCTGCCTGCTCTCGCATTAATTTACGCTGTTTTCTTTTTTCTTGACTTGCTTTGCCGCCTTTAGATCGAATTGCTTTTGCTTGTTCTTCGGGCATTTGATTAAAAGGTGTTAAATTTTCCGTCTTGTTTGTCGGGTTCTTGTTTGCCATTATCTCGCCCCCTTTCTGAACACATAAAAAATGGTAAGGACATTTGCGCCCTTACCACTCTTTTTTTACTTGCTTTTCTTGACTGTCTTTTTAGTCGTTGTTTTCTTTGCATCTGTTTGCTTCTTCGCAAACTCGCCAAGCCCTACTTTTTTTCTAATGCTTTTCGGAAAATATCCTTCAGGCTCTGAATATACAATTTTACCTTTTGCCATTTCTACCACTCCTTTTTATTTTTTATAATAGCTATCTATAACATTAACAATCGCAATACTTTCTCTTTTAGCTTTCTTGCCATTGCAATATACATCTGCCATTGCTTCTGCAATAGCTTCTTTGTTGTTTGATGAAGCGTAACGGCTTATTTTGTTTTCCATTTGAACAACGCCCCTGTGCTTCGTTTGTTTTCTTGCAGCATTGCAAATCTCCGTTGCCAAAGCATCCGAATCTTTTCCCAACCTTGCTGCCAATTTGTTGTTTATATGATGCCCTAATTCGTGCGCTGCAACAGCCTGTACCGCTGTTTTGTTTCCTCTTCCCGGATGGAAGCCCGACTTTACGCACGCATCATAAGCAGTCGTTAATTTCTTCTTGTCAAAATAAGTCTCGTTAAAAGCAACATTTCCGTTTGAATCACAATACGCCATTGCTGTTTGAGCGCTCGGCTTTAGTGTTGCAAGCTGTAATTCTTCGGTAATACCGTCATCGCCGTATTTATCTCTGAAATCTCTTGCAGTTCCTAAAAGCTCATCTGTTTCGGCTTGATGTTCGGCTCTCGTTGTTACAAGTTCTCTTGTGTCTACTATATCAGATTCTTTTAAACCAGCGCCGCCGCCATATCTGCCCGAAGAAGAATCAGTTCCCCTTCCCCCGAATAATTGTAAATCTATTTTTTGTAATTTTCCACTTAATTTTAAAATCATACAAACTCACCTTCAACAACTATGTTTCCGTTACGCCCGTAAATACGTTTAGTTTTCCATTGCTGATTTCTTTTCAGCAAAACTTCTTTCTGTTCGTTACCGCTAACATCATAAGCTTTCATATCTTTTCCTTTTGTTGTCTTTTTGGTTTTCACTTCAACAACAATCGGCTTTGACGATCCCGAAAAGCCGCCCCATTCTTCAGCAACAGTTCTGTCTTTCGATGTACTCATAAAGCCTTTTTCTGTTATTGTTTTCCCCTCGGCTTTCGGAACGAATTTTTGCACAGCTGCTTGTGCGAATTTAGATTTATCTCCATAACATAAAGCCCCTTGCAAATTGTAATAATCCATCTCGCTTATATTGCCAAAAACAGCCGCCGCATCAACAGAGCGGTACAATGTTATTTCTTTGCCCAAACTCGCATTTGTGGCTTCGTCTAAGCCTTTTAACAGCTTTTTCTCGTTATCGTTTAAATCGGACATTGATATTTCGCCGTTTCCTCTTAAAGCTTGATTTATCCACATTCCATCTCCGCTTGCGTACCATTCAAGAGCTTCTTCTTGCAATGCTCCGCTTGCACCGCCACCGCCTGAAGCACTGCTTGCCCCTCTGCCGCCAAAAAGTAAAAGGTTAAATGCTGTTTTCATCTTTCTTGCTTTTCCTCATTCTTTCTGTTACAGCATTTGAAAAGTAATATACTTTCGTCTTGCCGTAATCAAATTCAACTTCGCCGCCGTAAACAATCAACGCTTTCGGCTTTTTGCGTTTCAGCAGCTCCGTTGTGCCTGCTTTCCATATTTCAAAAGCTTCCGTGTCTTTCTTAACGCCTATTGTCGATATTGACAGAACGCTCTCTTCAGGTAAGCCGTCAAAGCAAAAGGCGAATGTTTCCTTTTCTGCCCATGATACTGTGGGAATAACTCTCATTCCGGCATCTTGCATCATTTGCCCTATAAGCCTGCTGCGGAAAGTGTTCCAAATCTTCATTGAGATCGGCATATCCATATATAAGCTAAAATCAGGCGTTAATGCGCAATCATAAGCGCTCAAAATGTCAATGTACTGTTCCGGGCTGTTCCATATTCGCTCAAATTGGTAATCGTCAATATAGAAATGTATGCCCGTGTTTTTGTTCGTTGATGTAAGAGCGTAATTAAAGCCTATAAGATTTTCGGGAATGTAATCTTCGCCGTAAAGAATTGGCATCTGATAAAAGCCCTCACAGCGGTTTAAATTGACAGACGGCAAATTATACGCTTCGTCAGTCCTTAACCGCTCGTTTTTCTTTTCTTTTGGTTGTTCCTCTTCGGGAGCTTCCGCTTCCTCAGTCTCAAACTCAAAGCCGAAATCCTCAAAATTGAAATCGGGTAAGCTCTCAATCTCTAAATCTAAAATTTCAAAATCCCATTCAGATTTTTCAGCAACTTTATTGTCTGCCACTCTGAAAGCTTTTATTTGTTCTTCTGTCAGATCGTCAGCAACTACACACGGCACTTCTTGAAGCTTCAGCTTCTTTGCAGCCTTTAGCCTTGTATGTCCGGCAACAATCACATTATCTTTGTCAATGATTATAGGAATCCTAAAGCCAAACTGTTTGATGCTTTCTGCAACATACTTAACCGCTTTGTCGTTCTTACGGGGATTGTTCTCGTATGGAATCAAATCCTTAACCGCTTTATTTATAATTTGCATTCCACCGCCCCTTTCTCTGATTCTGATTTTTAGCATACAAAAAAGCGCCCAACCATTAAGGCAGAGCGCTTCTTTGCTTTTCTTAGGAGTGTCAAATAACACGAAAACAAACTAATTTCACTTTTCACAGCTTACATTATATCACTGTTTAAAGTCACAGCATAACAAATAAGTCACACCACGTCACAAGCTTTAAGTTTTTCTGCCCTTCGTTCTTCCAAAATGCGCCTTACTTGCTGTAATGCCCTGCCATGCGTTGTTGTTGCCCATGAATAAGTCTGTTTGAAGGCTGCCGCTATGTCGTAAAAGTCCTTGTAATGCTCATATTGGATGTACTTTTTATGCAATAAGTCATACTCAACGGGATCGAGCTGTTCTATTACTGCAATTACTTCTCTTTTTTCGTCAATAAGTTCGTCAATCAGGCTGTCAATCTCTTTTTCTAAATCAACATACTTTATAACGGCATCTGCCATTTTGGATTGACTGCCGGAAGCCAGCACTTTATCCTCAGCCAATCGGGCTGTTGTGGATTGAGCAAGTAATTTCCACTGCTCTATCTCTGTCATTTTGTTGGCAATCAATTTATCAAGCTTTTCAACCCTTAAAAGAAACGCTTTTGCATCAATTTTGTTGTTTTCTTCCGTTAGCATTTACTGTCACTCTCCGTTGTTTTTGTGTCAAAATCGTTCGTTTTTAGTGCATAATCGTTCATTTCCGGCTTGTTTTTGCAAGTCCAAATACAACAAATCAAATTCCAAACAAAAGCCCTGTCATGCGGCTCGTCATTATCTCCACGAAAGAATTTAAAGAAATGCCTTAAAGCTGAATCAATATAACAATGTGTCGGAATGCCTTTTTGCCAATTATTTTCTCCGTATTTCTTAGCGCCTGCTTCAAAGTGCTTTGCCAATTCCAAACAACAAGTTGGAATACTCACATAGTGAATTTTAATAAATTCCTGTATCGCTTTAAAAAGATATAAAACATCATTCTTCTTTTGAAATTCTCCGACAAAAAACAAAATATTAAATGTTT